TGGGGTCATTCGCCTCTTGCCCGTTCGATGTCTGCCAGTGGTCGATCCACCGATAAGAGCCTCGCGTTTGCATACGGGCAAGGATTACACGAATCGCAGCCTCGTCATATCCATCGACGTCGATCAGATTATAGAGGTCGTTCGCTGTCAGCGTCAGGTGTTCGATGATGTACCCTTCCTGCGGTGTTGCAGCGCCCGGAGCAGGGTAGATATTGAACGGATCGACCGCCTCGAACTCCATCACGATGTCGGACTTGATCTCAGGCACATACGTTCCATCGACGACAGACCACGTCATCGTCTCTCGCTTGCGGAAAATCGGCCCCTTGAGGATCGCACCAGGGTATGTTACAAAGTGCGAGATGAACTCGGAGAATGCGTCAGGAAATCCGCCTTCAGCGAGCTGGTCGGCGATCAGGTCAGCCATGCGCTGCGCACGGGACTCTGCAATGTCCTTGAGTTTAGATCGTTCCATGTCAATGCGGTCATTGAGCAAACCCAGCACATCGACGTCGGAGAGATTCTTACCTGCGACCACCATCGCAGCAACTTGTGCGCTAACCTCCTTGCGGACTTCAGAAATCTTATCGGCTGGCAGATCAGGCTGTGGCGTAGCCTCGATCGTCCAAGGACGCTCCTCCTGATTGAGGAAGATGTCTTTCAGCCACGCCTCTAGGATGCGAGCCTTGTTTGCCACAATACGGGCATACTCAGTCGAGCCGCCAGTAGTCATGATCTCACGCAGCTTGGCAGGTGTGTAGATTCCCTGCCGGGCATACCTGGCTTCTATGAACCGCTGCAAGTCTTTTTGCTTGTGCTGATGCGCTTCGTCCCAGCACTTGCGGATATAACCCGCAAGACCTGACAGGTCTGCGGGAAACTGCGCATCTTCGCCATCCATGCTTTGGCTATCCGCCTTACGCTGTTCATCAACGACTTCTTTCTGCGACATCACGCGGATCAACCCAATTGCGCTAGCCATTTAGCACCTCACGAAAATTATCCGAACGCCATCTTAGTGGTTTCTACGCAGTCGTTGGACCAAGTGCGCCGTCGCGCCATGTTTATCGAACGCTGGCTACCCCACTGCCCCGATAATGTATCAGAAGATGTTGTCTGTGCGCCAAAACTGACCTGATAAATCGACGAAGCGATCTGGGACAAGGCCCCTGCAGCGCGCATCTGGATGCTACGTAGGGCAGCATCGAGCTTGGCATTGGTACTCGTCGCGGTCGCAGCCAAACTCCACGAAGCGTGATCCGTCTGCAATTCCGATAGGGCGACTTCCGCGTCCGCTAGATTCTTGGACAAGTCGGCCTGTACCTTCGTCTCATCGGCGCGAAGCTTCCGTTCCTGAGCAGAAACGGCTGTCGATAGCACTTGCATGGCCGAGTTAGCCGCTGAGCGCAAGAGGCTGAAGTAATTGCGCTGTGCTCGCGCAGCCGTGTTGAACCGCTGCATCTCCTCATTGAACACCGACAGAGTAGAGCGCAGATAATCCTCATACGCAGAAATGCGCCGTTGCTCGGCAGACCACAGCCTCCGGTAGGCATCGACGTTCGCCGACGTCACCTGAATGCCAGAAGAATCCGCACGGATAGCAGCCTCATATGCCGCGAACTTGTCCGTAAGCCAATCGAACGCTTGAGAGTAATTCCGCACCGCCTGCTTGTACGCCTCGACATTCTGCTGCACGATCTGCAAATTAGCCATTGCCCCCTCGATCTGCGCCGCATACACGTCCAATGGAATCACGCTGCGTTCGACCTCAAGCCTGGCAACGTCAGCACTGGCCTTATAAACCCCGACGTCGGCACGGTACATCAGCACTTGGGATTGCGCGTTGCTCACATCGACACGGGCAAGAGATAGCTCTTCAGCTTTGGCTGATGCTACATCCAGCACACTATCCACGTAGGCGTTGTACGCCTCGACATGGAGCCTCAACCAGTCATAGAACCGATTTACGATTGACGCCAGAGCGTTGTATACCGCCGCAGCGATCTGGATATTGGCGCGATACACCTTCAGATTCTGCTGGACGTAACGCATATACAAGGCAAAGTGGTATCGCTCTATACGCAAAGCCTGCGCTACGGCCGTGCTCAGCAAATCCATCGCCGCGGCATACACTTCACTCATCACCTTCTTCGCCGCTTCATACTCGGCTTCCACCTGCCGACTGGATACTTCCATTGTTCTAGCCATTACTGCACCAGTAGGCAGCGAATACCCCCGAGCAGCCCCATCATCGAGGATGTTATCCAGCGCCTGCTTGACTTCAGACGAAAGAGTACGGGTATCGGACGAGACTAGAAGTCGTTGCACTACCTCCGACACCCACGGGGCAAACTCGCGGCCAGCCAAAACGTTCTTGACCCGCGCCTGAAGGTCGGCATCTTCTGAAAAGACCAGCTCGTCTTGCCACGCCAAAAGCTCTGGCTGAAACTCGAAGTCGACTGGATCGACCGGGTCTAGCTGTAAGGGCTCCAAGGGCTCTAGCGAAAGATGCAATTTCTTCGGCGGCTGTAGAGTGGGCCGCACACCATACGACAAGAGCGGAGCCGTAGCGTCAGGCATTGAGGATGGTGCAGGGATGTTGAGCGGAGCTGATGTCGGGTAATTCACAGGAGGCGCTGACGGATTCGCTCCCGCTACAGGCACCGACGGCTTGGCTACTGCATACGTTACAGCAGGAATTATCGGCGCTTGGAAGTCGTAATTTATCACCGACTGGATCGCGTTATACGCGATGCTCGACAGCGCTGGGAGCTGATACGAATACGACGACGCAATACCTGTCGTCCCCGTTGAAGTAGGACCAATCGACCTGGACGGTATCGTCGTTGCAGAAATCACACGTGGGTCAGGAGGCTCCAGAGAGTAGTTGGACAGCGAAACCTCGAAGAACTGATTGTCGCCTAGCAGGGTAAATACTGGGTTCGATGCCGCGTCAGGGGGAGCAAACGATACGACGGAAACGGAAGATAGGCATGCCATTTTTGAGCTCCTCAAGTCGTGGCAGCGCGGTACATGGTTTGCGCGGTGTTGCTGTCAGACCTGGTGTAGCTGTCACCAAGAGAGGCGGAGAAGTCGATGCTGGTTCCAAACCGCAACCCGGCAGAGGTCATCTGCGACACGGAAGCGCGCATACCCGACAACTGCCCCGATACACGGGAAGTCTCTGCATCCGCCAAAGTCTTGTAAAAATCGACATACGCGTCAGCCAAACGGATTTGCTGCTGTTGCGTGTCACGGTAAATCGAAATGATGGCGTCTGCGTACCGTGACGTAAGCCGGGCAATGGCGCTGTTCGTAGAAGTTACGCTGGAATTGTTCGCAGCAACGACCTGGTTCTTCAACATGTTTCCAAGAAGCTGAGACCGCTGGTTATCATTGGCGACATCCGCGATGATCGCAGAGGCTTCGTTGGCCATGTCGGTGTTCAGCGTATCGCCTAGCCGAGACAAGATCGTCGCACGAGTTTGTGCCGCCTGCGCAGCGACCACGGCAGCAGACTGCATGGCTTGGAACGAAACAGCCTCTGCAGAGACAGCCTGGGCCGAAACTTTCTCAGCTTCTGCACGGTTTTGCGCAATCACGGATTCGTTCCTTATCCGATCGGCTTGATATTGTGCCCGCTTGGCCGCGAGGTCGGCCGCCCACTGTGCGGAGGTTGCCTCAAATTGCGCAACTCGCACGGCCAGTGTCTGAGCCTTTGCCCTCATAGCCCGCATCTGAGCCGCATACGCAGACGCCAGTGCCCGCATCTGGTCGATCTTAGCCGCAAACACCTGAACCTGTGCCGTCTTGACATCCTGCTGCGCAGCATAGTTTTCGGCCTGCGCCCGGTTGATGTCCGCAATGAGCATCTCGTTACGCACTTGCTGAGCGAACAGCCGTGCCTGAGCCTTTATTTCTGCCGCCTGCGCCATGTACTGGACGACTTTCGCCTGCGTTTGCGCATATTCCAGATTTACCTTCTGGACGAGCTGCTGCACACGGTCTATCTGCGCCAAGGCTTCGGCCAGGACGAACTCGAAATCGGCGTCGTACAGCTCACCCTCGATGGTGGCCAGAGTTTCATAAGCCTCCGCGCACAAAGTGAGAAACGCTGGATGCACCCGCATGCGAACCCGCCAGACCAGCGCGCCATGATCTATCTGAGCCTGCGCCTGTTTCCGAGATCGGAATCGGTCGAGATGCTCCGCCGCATATGCTTCTTCGTAATCGAATCCAAGGCGAGACCACAGCCCTGCTACACGATTGCCGTGGCGCGCTACCGACGATTCCACCTGCTTGAAGAACCCGTCATCCACCGCGACAGTAAAGGTCCCGGTCAAAACCGCGTTGATCGTGTCGAGCGCATCCCGAATCTGCTGAAGCGTGTAAGGCTTGCGCTTGAACGTATTTTGTGTAATAGATGATAGTAAATCTTGTATTTGTGGTATTTGTATTTGCTGTACTGGAAATGGCTCTAGTGCAAAGTCAGGCATCGTAGGGATCGACAGCGCCGCCAAAACGATCTGTGCGGGTTCAGGCAAGGTGATGATCGTCGACGAAACCGTCGGCATCTCCGGCAGTTGAATGTCCTGAACCGATAGCGGTGTCGGCACGGAGTAATTGGGAATAGAGAAATCGTAATTCTGCGTGGAGAAAGAACCAATAGACGGCGCAGTGAAAGATGAAGGGATGTAAGAAGTTAGCCTGATTTCAGGTAACGTACCAAACGACGCAGTATTTACTGATAGATTCAGGTGCCCAGAGAAATAAGCAGATAGCGGCGTCGGATACGGTATGTGCAGGTTTGGATTCGGTATAGTGTAGGTAGATATGCTATAATTGAAACTATCACCAGAAGATACCAACAACGAATCAGCGTATCTGCGGATTGTAAGCGCAAAATCCTTTACATTATTGATATTTACGATATTTCTTTGCGCCGATGAAATAACCTGGTTGTGGACTGAACCCTCACTAGGAAGGCCCATATCGAGATATACATCGGTATATACAAACCGACCCATCATATTCTCCTGCGGGTTGGCGTATATTGCGCCTCAATGTACTCAATACGGAATGGCGCACCAGTAATACTGAACGACATCCACGTCGAACGGATGCCTCTCCCAGTCGGGATTCTAACAGCAGAAGGAGTTTGTGAAAACCGCGGCGATTGATAGGAAAAGACCTGCTGCTGGCCGAAGGCGTTTTCAGCTCTGACAGACAATAGCAACTTACCCAAGCTCGCCCCGTACACATAGACGTAATTCAGATGCTTTTCCTGCCGCACAGGAGCCTGCGCTTCGGCATTTCGATCTAGCAAGTACCCAGTCTCCACGCGCCCCGTAGAAACCGTGCCACGGCCTGTATAAACGCCCCCTGGCCCAAAGCCGTACTGGACTCCGACGAACTCGCGCACGGGCAGATCGAGATACCGGCTCATGCCCCACGACCTGAGGTCGGTAGTCCAGGCTGACAGAGGGTCGTTACGCTCCGGCATTGCGCGCGAAGTGGCAGCAAACAAGTCGGAAACGACCTTGAGCGCCGAGGATTCGACGAATGCGCTAACAGAGATACCAAACCGATCACGATAGAAGACGTTATTAGACAGGTCTGGCAAAGCTGTAGATGAAATACCGAACCTATCGCGGATGGTCGCGCGAGAATCAAGCCGGATATAAACAGAATCTGCTACCTTGAACGATTCCCTAGTTACATTACCAACCCCAACCGATGCCCTTGATTGGACACCAAGCCGCTCCACGGAAGTGAGCGAGACATACGATTCGCCAAATACACGAGAGCGCGCCCCAACCAAATCCCTAGCGACGGCCGCACTTGGGATCAAGAACGCAGACGACGTAGCACCTACTTTTTCCGAAACGGACTCGATTACTCTGGCAACCGTTCGATCTTTGACCCCGACGACTTCCTTCAAGTAATCCCGCAGAGTGTAGCTTGCAAACGCGGTCGACCGCACACCAATTCGCTCTCTGACACGAGCAGAGAGGTTATCCACATACCTAGACGACACATAAAATTTTTCGGTAACAATAGGGGTTTCTGGCGCAACGGATTCTTCTCCGAATGCAGCGCTCGTCGTGGCTACGAACTCAAGAAAGCCAGAGAATACCCCATACGATGTCGCGTCAGAAATACCTAGGAAATCTCTAGCGATACCAAACAAATTGTCTGATGCCGTCGAAGAATCGCGCGCCCAAACAAAGTCTTTCACCCCGATGCCAGGGACGAATGCGCTGCCGCCGGTAGCAAACCGATCTTCCGCAAAGCAAACCTCCGCGTCACCAAAGGATTCTCCGACAGCACCAAACGTACGGTCTTGCACAGCCAAAAAGTCTCTCGTGCCACCAGGCATGTAGTACGCATCGGAATAGAAGCCGACGGACTCTGTCGCAATATTCACCACACCAATCAATTCATAGATGGTGTCTGCGAACTGCACACCTGACTTCACGCCAAACGTATCCCGGTAAGTGTCAGACATGTCAGTCTCCAATTAAATGCCAAGGGAAACAGCCGAACGGAATACTGTCAAGCGGTATCTGTTCTGACAGTATATAGTTTCTCAATTCAAAAGCTTTAGCATACACAAGCGGCTCAAAATAAAATATTTTTGGTGCGTATGCTGTTATTGTAGTAGGCAACAACTCTATAGGGATATTAGATTTTATGTACATCTCTTCGCTTCCACCACAATGCAGCCTGAAGTACTCCACAGGTGGCGGCGATCGCAATGGGTTTAGGTAATCCAAGAATACAGGCCAAATCGAATCGGTAACAAAAAACCGCCCGGCGTAAGGGTAGTCTCCTCCAGCAAATACAAAATTGCTTGGATTATTTTCGTATGCGACAAAAAACAGATGTAGCTCGCTATAGGTTTCCAATGCATGCACATAGCCATCAACAATCTGATAATGGTGCCCTGGGTCTACCACCTGACATCCGTTATCAGTAAGATCAAAACTATAGCCAAAATGTATATCCTCAAAACACATAGTAGCAATCCCAGCGCGAGAGTCTCGTATGTCTATCGCAATATTTACAGTCCTCTTTAGCCCTCCACCAGCACAATACAATGTATTTTGCGGAATGACATACGGAGGTGAACGACTGCTCTGAAACGCATCATAAGCTGCAACAATATTCTCCACAGCTGTAGTAGAAATGTTGTTGTCTGGAACCCAAGAATGCTGCCCAAAAAACGAAATACTTCTAGATAATTTCGGCAAAATATTATAATTAGAGGTATTTACCAAGTCAACAAACACGTCATAATTCACCAAACCCTCGCCAACACTAATAAATTTACCATAGTTGTTTGTGTAAAATCCTGTATAAGCCATAAGCAATGGCATTGGAGTGTAAACGGAATTATAATAATACGATTCAAAATAATTATATCTCCCAAAGATACATAACGAATCACATACAAAAAACGCTTTATACGGAGCGAACTCAAACCCGGGGATTTCAGTCAGTGGAGGAAACGCCTCCGTCCAAGAGTTAGGGTTATACGGATTGAACAAAACATAGCTGTCTGACACAGAATCCCACGTCTTGTATATTACAGAATCATACCGTCTTGCAACATATGAAACATTCCCTCCCGCATCCTGCGCAACCAATGGTTCGTTGAAATACGTATAGTCAGGAAGAAAATCGTGCGCATAATATCTCCGCCACAACCCATTAGTTACACCGCTATTGGGTAAGTATGGAGAAATAAAAGTGCTAACATTACCGGAACCAACCACATCTACAGAAACATAAGCCGCCCACTCAGGTTCGCAAGATACGGCAAGAAAATCCTCGTAAGAGCCAGATGCAAGAATGGCGATAGCTTGCTCATCAGTAAGCAATGTTGCCTTGTAAATATCTACAAATCGCGTCAAACCAAGAGTAGAAATTACATCTTCCGCAAGAGATGTATATTCTCTGTCTAGCTGAATAATGTCAAACTCAATAGTAACTGCATGAGAATACGTAGCATGGCCAAATGAATCCTCTTCATAGCAAACATTCGCTGCCATAGAGCGCTCTGCCGGAAAAAACGGACTCATCAAACTAGTAAACTTTGTAAACGCCCACCCGTGATCTAATGATATAGCCTTATTAGAATAGAACCAATCCAATAGCTGGTGCTCTAGTCGTATGACTACACCAGAATTTATCAAGCGCTCTAGCTCTTCATCGTCCTGCGGGAAGCACTCATCCGTAGGAAATCCACCAAGCAACCAAAACAAGTCAGCGAATCCATCAGAATTTACGCCGAGCTTATCTTGCCCAAGCATATCGTAGTTATACGCTATATCGTATAGTTCAGTAGTTGTATTCCCTTGCACTGATTTCAAAAAGGAGGGCGCTTCTGCGTGCGTATCAGTAACGACGTTGCGCAATGTCGGGTTCAGCGACAGATAGGCATCTCTAACTGCAGCATCAAACGATGCACCGTCTCTAGGCAGCGGCATAAGAAAAACACCACGAGTACCGATCTCACACAGGAAAGGCTCCCAAATTCGCTCAGGATCGGAAGACTGAATAAATGGCGCATTTGTTTTAGGAGCTCGTCTAGCCCATACAATACCGTGAGTGCGCCCCCAACGGTAGTCATACTTCAGTCTCATCGAGAGACCAGAATCAACAGCATCATCCAAAGTCATCGAGCCGTAAGATTGCAAATCGTCGTCTGTAAGCGACGCTGCGCGCGAATCTTTCGCATACTCAATATCCGTCTTGTCGTCATCTACCTCCGACGGGAGAACTCTACCAACACCTAGCAGAAGCTGGATGACCAACGGAAGTATGCCTGTATAACGCTTAGGATCGCAGCGGTAGCCTTGGAACTTGTTGGAATCGGAAGATACCTTGCGGATAGCCGCATCAACTGGAATGCCCAATTTAAAACAAGCTACGTCCGAATAAGGCTTGTCGTTAGACAATTCGTAATTAGTCACAGCCCAACGGTTATTATCAAGAAAATAAGTAGTAGATAGCTTTAGAGTTGTAAGAGAGGCAAAATCAGAACTATACCCGGCCAACTCAGCAATTTCACTAGCCGCGGCCACCAATTCCTGATTAGTAGAAATCCCAGTGTAATGGTACAAGATAGGAACTACAGAAGTACTAGGTTTGACATACTCTTCTTCTTGTTTTTTCGCAGTAACCTCTAAATTTTCACCAACAAAATGAATCGTCTTCGCATGAGGCAAATTAATTATATACGCCATCCACCCATCAGGAAGGTCGACCGCACGAATGGACTGACCATAACCGCCTAGCGTCGCCAAAGTCTCGTAACGAGCAGCAAGGTGCAAGCCAGCATCGACGACGTGTCGAGGCGGAGCGTCGCGATCATACGAGATTTGAAATCTGCTAGTCATGAGGCACCTAGAAAAAAGCCCCTGTAGGCAGGGGCTGAATAAGTCGATGGATCGCAGAAATCACACGTCAAGCAACTGGACCTCATACCCGAGAAGGTACGTGCTACCGTTATTCATCGCATACGGCTGATTGAACCGAGTGGCCGAGACCAGCACACCCGTCGTCGAACCCTTAGCAGCCGAAGACAGCAGCGCAGCGCCCGTAATCGTAACCGAAGACGCCGATACAATATTGAACGCAGCAAGGTTGTTGATGTTGGTTGCAATGGGCTGCGTAATCGTCGTCGAGGGCGTCCAGAGCACACGTGTCGGGTTGGAATACCCCTCTGTGTCGCTTGTGATTTCCGAAGCAGTCGACGGGAACGTCGCAGCAGTCCAGGTCGCGTCAGGCGTAACAGCGCCGGAAAACAGCGCAAGATACCACTGCGCCACCGGAGGCCCGCCAAGCAGCCCGGTCGTGATGAAGTAATTGAGACCTTCGGTCGGGACGACGTTGCTTTTTTCTTCCAGCAGATCACCATCTGCCGAAAACACTCGGTACATACCTTTGGCCATTACCGCCCCACCTAGCAGCATGCCCTCATCGGTATGTTCCACAAGACCGCGATCGACCCAACGAAGGAAGTCGCGCCCGTATTTGCGAAGATTAGTCGCCATATCAGATCTCCTTGACAGCAAAAATGCGGCTACCTACTCGAAAGAGACGACCGCGAAAAAGAGGCAAGTCCTTGATGTACTTTGCCTGCGGATACTGGATTTCTCCTGACGGCAATCCTACAGCAAAGCCGGAGGTTGTCAAGAAAATCGCAACCTGCCCCGACAATCCACCTCCGACAAGAGTACCATCTACCACCAGCGCAACACCAGGCGCGGTTTTACCAGCAACAGCCTGCATCGTCATGTCGCTTGGCGTGCGTCCAGCGAGCCAGAAAACCTTGTCTGCCGTACCGACGAAGATGCCGTTAGCTACTGGAGCCATCCACTCGATGTACTGCGGAAACATCACATAGTCAATCATCGGGTTGTGCGCACCGTAACGCAGCGGTCGAGAGAAGAGCAGCTTTGGCCCGCGAGCAACCAGCAGACGGCCATTCCAGTAATCCACCCACTGACCACCAGGCATAGGAACCAAAGGATCGTCCATGTCGTCGTCCGTGCGAACGACGCCGGACACGGGTGTTACCGATTCAGAATGAACCCTAAAAACACCATCAGCGTTAGCAAAAGTAGCGTGTCCATTGAGTACCGTCCATGTTATGCGTTGATCGACAGGATGGAACGGCATGTACCCAAACTCCGACAGGGTGCTCAGATACCCGTCGATCACCCCATACACTATCCCGCCGTGCTCGAAGATCGAATGCGCCGTAACACCGCCCTGAGCCTCTACCCACTCTACGCGAGACTCCACTGCGCCGGTAGGCATAACATCGACATCCGCCGCGTCAAAGAGCGCATCTACCGGAACATCGAGACGAGACCCAAGAACGGCCATACCCGCAGGCCACGGCCCTAGCTTAGCAAAAGAGAATCCTTGAGGCACGTCAACGCTCCAAAGCTTGTCTTACTTCTTCGTACTGTCGGACGCACTGGTCGAGTGCTTCTCTGGTGCGGGCTGCGTCGGCAGCGTACCCTGCAAGAAACTCTGCATCTCCCCGAGAAAGTCCCTCTCCGGTACATCCAACACCAGCGGTGGCACCTTGGGGCACACCTCCAGCACCTGCACGGGCGGCTGGCCGGTCGCGCAGCCAAACAACGATACGCTGATAATCAGCGGTAATGTTTTCGAGATCACGCTTGTACCCCTCCGTCTGTTTGTCGATCGCCGCCTGCAATTCGGCCTCACGCTGGCGGGCGCGCTGCATTTCTTCAAGGTGAGCTTGAGCAATCGCAGCCTTTTCCTTATCCCACTCCTGCTGCACCGCCGCCTTACCAGCACGGTAAGAATACGCCGAAAGGCCAAAAAGAGCCAGAACAACCACAATGGCGACAGCCGCCAGCCATATTCTACTCACTATCTTCCCCCATACACATGCGGTATTCTTTCTCGCGTCGTTTGACCAACCCCGGCAGCACACGACCACCAGCATACACCCAACGAAGAAGCTCCCTACACGCACCTGAATAATCTGGCGGATTCTGTTTGAGTTTGCGCACCAGCGTTGACCTACACGCTGCGCCAGCGCCAACGTTGTATGCCCACGACACAATTGCGTTCCACTCGTGTTCTGCCAACGGTACGTCCCCAATACATTCAGCAACCTCACGAGCAATCTTGTTGGCGTTTGCCTGCAACACGACGACGGCTCTAACCGGATCGACACGATCACCGGGTTTTACGCTAGTACCGTCCTCATACTGGGTCGTCCCAAACCCAATTGTCTGCACTCCAACACCATCGTCATAAGCGGTAGAGCGATACCCTTCGAAGCCGGCAATCGCAGCGATAGCAACCCCAGTAACGCCGATAGACTTCCACAAGCGACTCGATATACGCATATCACGTCAACCCGAAATACTTAGCGATTCCGTATGCAAGAATCGAACCAACAGTAGCTATACCAGCAAAAAACCATTTACGAATCTGAATATTTAACTCTTCGGCTCGTTCAAGTTTATCCGTGCGGTGTTCCAAACGCTCAACTACATCCATTACTTTTTTCATATTTTCTTTACGTTCTTGCTCGACTTGGTCTATCTTTCCACTAAGCATGGTAATTTCACCTCTAACCGTATTTTGCCTCTCTTCCATGACCGCGAGGCGGGCGACCGCATCGGCCATTTTACCGATAGCTAATTCCATCTTTGCTTGGTTCTCTTCGAGGCGTTTTTGCGCCTCGACCAAGACGTCGATTTTGCCAACTTTCTCTGCAATACGGCCTAAAAGCTCGCGGTCATCCATCGGTCATCCTTTCGTCCGGTAGTAATCGGGCAGATGTGCACCGCGTTGTTCTGCCTCAAAACTTTTGCGGCAGTGGTCACGCTCCAGCGGTCT